AACGTCGCCCAGGTCGCCACCGCCTCGCCGGCGGTCGATTTCGTCCAGGCCGCCTGCTCGATTGTGACGGTCGTGTCGAGGCCCGCCTCGATCGACAACCGCCGGCACGTGGCCGAATACTTCGCGCCGAGCACCTGCTCGGCCAGCTCGATGATCGTGTACCGCTGGCCGTCGCCATCGACGATCACACTGCCCAGCGGAGGCCGTTCGCTCTCATCGCTCGGCCACTGCCATATGGTCGCCGCTGCCAATACCTGGCCGTCGCTCGGCTCGGCTTCTCGCCGATCGTGTTGCCCACGGTGGGCGTTGGTGATGGCCTGGTCGTCTCGCCCTCGCACCTCCAGCGTCACGGCCTCCAGGCCGTCGACGATCGCCGCGAAGTCGTTGGAGGGATCGAAGGCCATTTACGTGTACCCTTGCGAAACAATCTCGACCGGCGAGCCGTCGCCGTCGCCCTCGGCGATGAGCTTGTTCAGCCGTGCGAGCTGCTCGGAGAGCATGTTGTGGTACGCCGACCATTGGACCGTTTGCCCGTTGACCGAGTAGCTCGGTTTCTGCTCGGCCGTGATTTCCTTCAGCCGGGCAGCCACCTGCTCGCGAGTCGTCTTCAGGTCGTCGATGTAGCCCATGGGCAAAATCCGTGTTTCAAAAAAACGGCCGACCCCGCGATACGCGAGGCCGGCCGCGGGCCTGGGATCGACCGAATAGCTGGCAGGCGGCGGCCGACCGTGGCCGGAAAAACTACGCTCCGCTGGAGCTCGACGCGGCGGCGGCACGGTGCCGCTGGATGGCCCGCGGTTCGAGCACGGCCGCCACGCCCCGCTCGCTGGCTTTGTACCGCAGGACGATGTCCTGATTGAACTCGGCTTCGCTGTTCAGCGGCGATTGGACCACCGTGATCGGCCAGTTCTCCATGTAGCCGAACGCCTTGCGGAAGTCGCCGTAGAACCAGACACCCTGGGCCGTGTCGCTGTCGAGCGCCAACCCGTCGGCAGCGACCAGGCGGCGGTAGAGCTGGCGGCTGTAGGCGGCCGAAATGCCCATCCCGGCCAGCGGGTTGCCCGCGACGGTCAGGGTGTTCGTGTTGGTTGTCTCTCGCGTCTCGGTCGCGGTGAGGATGCGCTGGCCGACCATCATCTTGTGAGGCACGGTCAGCAGCGTGCGACCGCTCATCAGGATCGGCTCACCGGTGTCCGGGTCCAGCAGGTCCGCGAAGGCCTGCTCGGCCGTGTCGATGGCGTTCCAGTCGACCAGGTCGTTCGCGTAGAAATCGTTCGTCCAGTTCGTGCCGGTGTCGAACGTGTTGAACTCGGTCCCGTTGCGCTTGTAGTTATTGTCGACGCCGGCGATGAGGTCCAGCAGCCGCTTCTCCTTGTTCAGGCCGAGGATTTCGCCCACCTCGCCGGCCCGCTGCATCACCTGCCCGGTCAGGTCGAAGTAGATGGCCTCCTTCGTCACGGGCACGATGAAGCCCCGCTTCGTGGTCGCGGGCGTCTCGACGTACTGCTCACCGAACCCGAAATGCGGGTAGGGCTGCCCCTCGCGGACGATCAGGTCGTCGCCCTGGTCGGACAGGCGGTTGACGCCGGGGATCTTCTCGCCGGAGAGCTTCGTCGGCACCGTGCGGACCAGCCGCGTGGCGACGAATTCCTCTTGCTGGTAGCCGGTCAGCAGGGCGTTGATGACCAACTGGCCGGTGATGTTGGCGAACGCCGTCGAGTCGACGGCCGACATGGCCTCCTGAAGGCTACCCGGGTTGTTCGGTGCGAACGCCTCTTCGAGGAACCCAGCACCGACGGGCTCGCCGTGGCGGTCGACGATGAACGTCGCGGCCAAATCCCGCAGGGAGAAGTCGCCGCTGGCGATGCCGCCGGGGCGGCCTTCGCGACCCATCCGCAATGCCTCGCGGAGGTCCTCACGGCAGCGGGCCGGGTCCGCCCGCCAGTCGCGGGCGAGGTTGCGTGCTCGGATCTGAGCCATCCTAATGCTCCTTCGTGTTGTGGCCGGCTGCCGGCCGCTGGTTGTTGGGGTCGTTGCACCTCGGCTCAGATGATGCCGGAGCTACTGCCGGCCGCCTGGGCCTGGACGCCGCCGTCCATGATGGTCGACTTGATGCGGACGTTGACGCTGGTCTTCGCGGTCGTTACCTCTTCGGCAACCCGGCCGATGGCCTTCGTTTCGGAGGTCACCGTCTTGACCTTCTGGTCCTCTAGCGCGGTGCCGGCGGCCGTCTCGCACGCACCGACCATCTGGCCAAGGGTGAACGTGCCACTGGCGACGTCGAACTCGAACTCGCCGGCCGTGGCGATCCGGATCGGATCGGTGTCGCCGTTGCGGCTCTGCTGCTCGGCGACGCCGAGGAAGTATTGCTGGAAGGCGTCCTGGTTGAGCGCCTCGGTGGCCTGGTCGACCATCGCCGACGCCGGTTCCGGTTTGCTGGTAACCGGATCGAGGAACAACAGGTCGCCGATCTCGATGACCGTCGCCGAGGCCGGGGTTGCGAAGACCGGCTTCGTGTCGCCGCGTCGGTACCGCACTTGGTTGGACATGGGTTTTCTCCGTGCTCGTTGGCTTGCAAAAAGTGGGGCGTTCTTGCCCCGGGTCCGCGCCGTCGCTTCTTACGGCTCCCCTGCTACGGCATGCGCTACGATTGCCAGGCCGCGACCCGCTTTTCGATCGGCTTCTCGGCGTACCGGCCGGCCTGATCTTCGGCGAATCGGCTGGACGACTGCGGCGTCTGCGAGCCGCGGGCCGCCTCGCCGAGAATCGCCTTGCGGTCGTCGATCAGTTCCTGCCGCTTGGCGGGAGCTTCCTCTCGCAGGAGCGATTCGAGAAACAGGTCGCTCACGACGGCCCGATTGGTCGCGTCGAGACCGGCCTTCTTGAGTTCCTCCAGCACGGCCTCGCGACGCTCGAAGCGGGCCTTCTCGGCCTTGAGCGCGGCGACTTCCTCGCGGAGCTGCTTCAGCTCGGCCTCGCGGGCCTTCGCCTCGGCGCCCTCGGCAATCTGCCGGGTGATCGCCTCGAACAAGTCCGGCCGGTTGGCCCGGAGCTGGTCGAGGGTGGCTTCCTTCAGGTCGGTGATCTTCGTTTCGGCCACGTGCGTTTCCTCCGTGGGCTGGTTGTGGGGGTCGCGGGACTCGAACAGCCCGCGGGTCGTTGCCGGTTCGGCGACCAGGTCGACCGACCGAACCGACGTGATTTCCTCGACGATAATCCTGCCGTCCCGGCGGCTAGTCTTGCCGGTCGCATCGTGCGAAAGGCCGACGTTTTCCGGGGCGTGTTCGGCGTCCCAGATGAGCTGTTCGGCCAGGGCGTGTTTCGGGTTGAATTGAAGGTCGCCGAACAGCGAACCCTCGCGGACCGTTACGCCACGGAGCATCCCGATCCGGTCCGCGTAGCTGCGGCGCTGGTCGGGCTCGACGTGGTCGATATTGACTGCCTTGCCGTTGTAGAGCGATGCGGCATGGCTGAGGGCTTCGAGCGTGTACTCACGGCCGTTCTTCGATTGGCGGCCAAGGATCTTCACGCCGCGAATCAGCCCAGCCTCGCGGTCGACGGCCAGAGAGAGCCCGCGGCTATCGACCTGCTCGGTGAGCGATTCGTGCGTGACGGCTGCCGGCATGGCGTGGCTCCAAGAACGAAAAAAGGCCCGGCGTCGATCACTGGATCAACGCCGGGCCTCGCTGTGGACTGGTCCCGGTTATGGACGTTTTGGTAGAAGTTAGAGCTTGTCGCTCCCCTCGAGTTTTCGCCGGACGTGCTCAATTCGTCCGCCGCGAAACACGATCTCCACCGCAACGCTGCCGAATAGATTATCGGATTCGGCGGCGTCCGTCAAGGCCCGTAGTCGTCGGTGGGCGGTGGCCAGCATCGCGGCGTTGTGCTCGGAGCGGCCCGAGCCGGCGTCCAGTTCCCTCGTTTTCGACATATCGATCCCTTCCGTGAGTGCCAATCAGTTGGCCAAAAATCCCTGTCGATAGACCTGCCGGAACAGCCCCTCGCGCTCGGATAGCACCCTGCGAACCGCGTCGCGGCGGGCCTGGCGGTCGCCGGCCGACTCCCGACGTAGCTGAGCGACGGGCACCAGCCGGCCGTCGGCGTCGATGAAGTCGAGCCAGTCGGGCTCGTACTCGGCGGTGGCCACGCTGCGATACCGGGCCACGCCAACGGCCGCCTGCCGTTTCTCCGTGTCGGCCCGGCGGAACCATTCGGTGTAGGCGGCCGGGTCGGGCACCTGGTCGCCCGTGGAGGTGCGGAACTGGGCGGCCAGGGCCGGGTTGTCGAGCACCTCCGTCGGCGGTGCGAGGATCGGCACCGCCATGCAGCGGCAGTTCGGTTCGTCGGGCAGTTGTGGCAGCAGCTCGCCGTCGTCGGCCACGAACGAGCCGTTGGCCTGCCGCTGGTAGACTTTGCCGTTGCGTGCGGCGTGGTGGCTGCGTGTCCATTGGTCCATCACGGCGACGATCTGCTGGCCCGAGATCAAGTCACCCAGACTGCCGAGTGCCTCCTGCTGGGCCAGCTCGCCGACGCGGCGGCCTTCGGTCCTGGCGATTCGCTGGGCTCGGTAGATTGTGCCGTCGACGACCGGAAGCATCCGCTGGCGGAGCTGCCGGACGTTCTCCCCGGCGGCGATTCCGTCGGTGAGCTGCCCGAGAATGAACGCCCGGTCCTGCTCCTCGTAGCGGCGGAAGCGGTGGTCCCAGGTCATGCCGCCGATGGAATACGCCAGCCACTGGCCGACCCGCTCCGGCGAGGGCGAGGGGAACAGCAGCGAGCGGATCAGCGTCATGGCCTCCTCGCGTGCCACCCTCGGGTTGGTCCGCCACGGGACGACCGGCTCAAAGTCGTACTCGTAATCGAGCGGGTTGGTGAAGACCTCGCCGTCCGCCTCGGCCGTGCGACGTGGCGGCGATTGGGCCAGCCACGCCAGACGCGGGTGGAGCTTGGCGAACCAGGCTAGCGGCACCGTCCGCATGAGCACGGCGACGGCCTCGCGGTGTCCGGCATCGGCCAACGAGACAAGCCCCTCGCGCGTCTCGGCGTACGCGCGGGCCTGGGCGGCCGCGACCGCCCGCTCGACGGCCAGGCGGGTCTCGTGCGGCGGGCGATCCTCGGCGGCGATCGCCGCAGCCTCGCGTGCCACGGCTGCGAGCGTCCGGCCGACGCGGTTGGCCAGACGGTCCGCGCGGCCGACCGAGGCGATCTGCCAGAGGTGGAACCGTGCGGCCAGGCGTTGGTCGATGACGTTGGGCATGTGAGGCTCAGCCCTCCCCGGAGACTTCGTCGGCCCGGGTAAGGGACGCAGCGGCCCGGTTGGCCATTTGCAGACTGATCCCGCGAATGTCGCGGGAGACCCGCTCGGGATCATCGGCGAGAACCTCCAGCGACCGCTCGCCGTACTTCTTCCAAACCAAGCCGGCTCGGTAGGAGCTGATCCCGGCGACCGACTCCAGGGCCGCCAGGACGTCGGCCTCGGTGATCGGTTTGGCGGCAGGCGGCTGCTCGGCCGGCTCCGGTTTCGTGGGCGGCTCGGGTTCCGGCGTCGGCTCCAGATCGGCCACGTCGACTGGCTGCGCGTACTGGTGCTCGCCGAACAGATCATCGGCCGGCGGCCAGTTGGTCACCGCCTCGGCCGGCTCGGCCGGCTCCCGTTGCTCGGCCGTTGTCTCGGCGTCCCCCTCGCCGCCTCGCAGCACGCGGAGCGTCTGCCGCAAGTCCCCGGCCTGGCGCCGCGTCAGCCGCAGCTCCACGGTCGGCCCGTTGGGCGTTTGCAGCGGGTAGGCTAGGCGGACCACCGCGCCGTTGTAGGTGTCCTCGACCGCCAGGATTTGGCTCGGTGGCATATGCCAGCCGTTACGATTGCGGTCCGCTACCAGGATTTCCGTCTCTGTTACCATTATCGCCTCCTTGGTTGTCGCCATCGTTGTCGTTGTCGTCGCCGTCGTTATTGGACCCGAACTGCCCCGGTGGCTGCGGCAGTCCGTAGTAGCCCGCGTCGCGGTCCGTCTCGCCTTCGAGCAGGTCCCGCTCGACCTCGTAGTCGAGGCCATGACGTGAAGCCAGCGTATGCCGGCTCATCGCCTTGAGG